ATCCTCATGCGTTCCCACTTGCCCTTTTCTTTTTCACGCCGCATCTCGTTCCATGCGCCGTAGGCCTCATAAAACATCGAAGGGGTGCATCGGCAAAAGTCATCCATACTCATACCCATGCACCCCATCGCTATCCCCAGGAGTCGCTCGATACCGACCTCCTCGCCGGGGTCTTCGTCTTCATCGGTGTCGCTCAGGGCTGACCCGATTCTTTTTTTTTATCATTCTCGCTGGCCATCGCCTCGTTCCACTCGCTCACGTCCTGAGGCGTGATCATGCAGGTGAACGTCTCGAAGTCGATGCCGAACTCCACACCGTCCGCCTTGCAGGCGCACACGACGCAGCACCACATGAACATGAGCAGATCCTCCATATCGTCGGTCTTCATCTCGCTCACGTCCTTTCCTGTGTTCTGCTTGAACAGGAGCATCGCCCCCATCGAGAGGCGGCAAGGCACTTCCTTGCCGCCCACATTGATCGTCAATGTTTTCATATTTTATCGTTGCTAAAGAAAAAGTCGATAGTTTGTTCGTCACACTTGCTCGGTGTCACTGGCAGGCGATACAGAACCCTGCAAGCCCGTGCCCACCTTGGTTACCTTGCCGCAGTTCTCCAACTGGATGCTGCACTTGGCATCGTCGCCAGCCTGACCGTCGAGATCGAGCGAGGTAATGATGAAGTTGCCCTTGTAACCACCAGTGGTCTTGCCAGTACGACCATCACTTTCACGCACGCTGTAGGTCACCTCCACAGGCTTGCCAGCCAACTGCAAGTCCTTCAACTGGTCGTAGGTTGGAGCCTCGGTGCTGCCATCCGTGCAAACCACGTTGTCGGCGCTGATGCTTTCCGAGAAGCTCTTCACGTACTTCTCCTTCCACTTGCCGCTAGCGGCCTCCTTGGTCACACGCTCGCCGGTCTCGGTCGAGGTGGTAATCTTACAGCCTGTACTGTAAGCGAGCGCACCGCCACCCACAGAGAGGATGAGGTCGGTGCCGTCCAATACACTTGTTGCCATATTCTTATTCTTGTTTTTGATGTTTCACTAAAAAATAACCTATTGAAAGTAGAGCGGCCAGCCCGATGCCCCATATCATGAGCACCGTGCCCACACGTTCGGGCGGTTTCTTTTCCACCGTCCTGACATCGTTAGAATGCCTTTCCGACAGCGTTCGAACGCTCTTTGAGGAATCGACCGAAGCAGAGCAAGATGATTCTTCACTCTTCACTCTTCGTTCTTCACTCCTCGTTCCGTGTCCACGAACGAGCACCCCGCCACTGTCAAGCGGAAGTATCATCCACGTCTCCGTCCATGCGGCGGTGTCGATGGTTGTCGCCCACAGGCTCGCCTGGGTCTCTGTCAGACTTCGGCTTGCGCTGCTGTCTGCGCTTGCCTCTTGTCTCACCTCCGTCCGGGAGGTCTGCACCGTCCTCTTGGTTCTGCAACTCACCGCTGACAGGACAAGAAGCACGATGAGGACAAAGCTGGATAGCCTCGATGGCACGACTGAGGCGGTTGAGTGCATAGCGTGTTTTGGCGTTTTCTTTGTTGAGCTCTTCGATAGCTCGAGCGTTTTCTTCTGCTGCATCGTTCAGTTCCTTTTGTTTGGCGAGGAGTTCCTTGCTTACGTCGCCGTACATCTCCTTGAAGGTGTCATGTATCTGCTTGGTTTGCTCCACCTCCTTCACCTTTCGGTTGGCTATCCAGGCGATGGCAGCACCCACGCCACCCGATGGTATAGCCCATTGCAGTATGTTCATGATGATGTCTGTCATCGCCTTTCAAACTTTAAACCATTAAACAATAAAAAACAATTAACTAATACGGATTGGAAATCCTATATGAAGATTTGAAGCATATCACTCTAACTCCTAACTCCTAACTTACCCAGCCTTATACCCTGAGTAGATAGCACCACCAGCATCCTCCTTCTTAGGAAGGCAGATGAAGTAGTGGCGGTAAGAGATGAGGTTGCGCTGCTGCTGAGGGTCAGTCTCGGCTGCGCTGTAGTACATCTTGGTGGAGCCAGTGGCCTTGAACACACGTGGCACGTAGAAGGCAAAGGAAGCCTGGAACTCGCCAGTACCTGCCGTCTTGTTCAAATCGACCTTCTTACCAGCGGTGCTGTAGATAGGATTGTAGTTGGACTCGTAGATCTCGAAACCGAAGAGTTTGCCGATGGTTCCGTCCGCACGGTTGATGTTGTACATCTCCTTGAAAGCCTGTTCGGTCTCCAAGAGGTCGTTCACGTGGTCAGGGCAGAGCACAAGGCGACGCTGGATCGATGGAACCTTCAAATCATCGAGCTTGCGCTTGAGGTTGATGATGTCCTGCACGCAGAGCTTGATGCGCTTGGTAGTCGCATCCACCGCACCAGTGGTCACAAGCACAGGGGTCTTGTCGGTGTTCTGGGTAGGACAGAGCGCATGGGCAGCCTTGAGATACTTGGCATCGTTGAGGGCGTTAGCGCAACTCTCCTTCACGCGAGTCATCTTGTCGTAACTGAGCGCATACAGCTCATCATCGGTCACTGACACCACCTTGGTCTGGAACTTGGCAAGCGAGAAAGTCTTGTCGCCGTCCGTGAGTTCCTGTATAGCCAAAGGATAGGTGGTGTTATTGATGAGCACCTCAGGGTCCGCACCCACATCGACCATGTGTATCACGTCGTTGTTGACGATGGAGCTCTGGTCTGGCACGCCGTTGAGCCATGATGCATCGAGATAGCCACGAAGAGCCTTGATGAGCTCGCCCGTCCATACCTCGGTCAGCACGCCCGCCGCCGTGGCGTTCTCTGGAACCCACATACCTGCCGCAATGGCAATGAGACAAGCCACGGCAGCACCGCCCATGGCGGAATAACCTAACAAGGATGCGATGACCGCACCCACAATGGCATTGAAGAGCAATGCCGTCACTACATGGATAAATATTTTCTTATTCATTGTAATCTGAAACTAAACATTAAACATTCAACATTCAACACTCAACATTCAACACTCTACTGCGCTGGCTCGAAACCATACTCAGCCTTGTAGAGACGCACGAACTCATCGTGGTGGTTGTCGTGGAGGTCTTCCATCACGTTGGCAGGCACGGCACTCAGTTTCTCGTACTTGGAGAAATCGTTCTCGTCTTCCACGGTCTGACCGCCCGATGTGCGGTGCAAGGTAGCGGAAAGCTTCATCTGTGGCTGCATGGCGGAAAGGGTCACGTTGAGGGAGTCGAGGCCTACCTTTTTGCCGAGCTCGACAAAATGGTTCTTCATACTGGCAGAAAGACGCTTCTCTTGAATGGCCTTATCCACCGCACTGGTAATGCCCGCTAACTGCATGGCATCCTGTGCCGCCTTCAAGTTATCCACCTGTTGCTGTAAGGTGTTAACATTGGCAGAAGCCAACTTCAACTTGGAAATCTCGGCGTTGACCTCCGCTTCCGTGGCGGTCTCCGCAAGCCCTAACGAGAGGGCAAGTTGTTTCATGTCCATTTCTTCTTTCTTTTTTAAAGGGTTATTACTTACATTATTTAATAGAGGCAGGAAGCTGTTGTCCTCCTTGCCCGAAAGGGAGATTGTATCGCCATTCTCGTTGCTGAGCACCAGGGCATCGTCGTTGCCGCCTATGTCCACCACGCTCACCTCGAAGAGCTTCGACTTTGTGATGGTGGGTCGTGACTGTCCGTCCATCAAGAGCTGCTCATCGTCGCTCGCCTCCAGTATCTGGATGTTGGCACTCACCATTTTTAGGCTGCCGAACTCCCATTGCTTCTTGAGCTGCTTGGAAAGCTCCGTGGCTTCGTCGAACACCAGCTCACCCGTCACGTCCTGACCTTCCACCTTGATGTCCTTCACCAGTCCCACCACCGTTCCACGATTGTGCATGTACAATAGTACTGGGTTGCGCTGGTACTGGGCGATGTCAAGTCCTGAGGTAAGGATGCGTGTGCCGTAGCAGTTGACGCTCTCGTTGCTGATTCTTACTCGTTTCTTCATATCGAACCGTTTTTGAAATTCGACTGCAATATTACTAACTTTCCGTCATTCCACCAAAAAAGTATGAAATGGTTGCACACTTGTATGAAGTCTCTGCACACTATTTTGCCCAATCGCCCAAAAAGTCGCACCTTTGCAAAGGCAAACGACCAGGCGCACCCTCATGGGGCGGTGGTCTCATATCCTTATTATAATAGCATTCGAATATGAAAAAAGCAGAATTAGAACGTAAGAAGAGCCTTGCCCGCACCCTCTACATGGCGGGCAAGGAACAGAACGAGATAGCCGAGCAGATCGAGGTGTCTCGACAAACCCTCTCCAAGTGGGTGAACGAGGGCAAGTGGAAGGAGAGCCGTGCCGCCTCCAGCATCACCCGCCCTGAGTTGGTCAACAAGTTGCTCATCACCATCGACAAGCTCATCTCGCAGGTCAACGAGAGCGAGGACCCCGAGAAGATGGCGGGATTGGGCGACAAGCTCGCCAAGATGTCCTCCGTTATCGAGAAGCTCGACAAGAAGGCGAACGTGGTGGATGCCATCGAGGTATTCATGGCTTTCTCCAAGTGGATGCAGTACCGTGCGCAGACCGACTCCAACATCACGCCCGAACTCCTGAAGACCTTCAACTACTACCAGGACCTGTTTATCTCCGAGAAGATGAACAGTGGGTTCTCGTGTGAACTTTGATGAGTGTTGAATGTTGAATGTTGAGTGTTGAATGTTGAGTGTTGAGTGTTGAATGTTGAGTGTTAAAAAGCAAAGATAATGAGTTTTATTACGACAGAAGATTTTAAGGTGGTGGCGAGCGAGAATGCCCTGAAGACCATCACGGGAACTGACCCAGGCGCAGGAAGAGGTGGCGGGGTATCTACGACCCAAGTACGACACCGACCGTATTTTCTCCATGGAGGGCGACAAGCGCAACCGACAGCTGGTTATGTATGTGGCTGACATCGCCCTTTATAATATGGTCGCATCCTTGCCGCAGCGCATGGGGTATGATACCCGACAGGAACGCTACGAGCGTGCCATCAAGTGGCTCGAGGGCGTGCAGGCGGGAAAGATCGTGCCCGACCTGCCCACCGCCACCGATGACCAAGGCGGAAGTGTTGGTCAAGGTGGTATCCTTGCGTATGGCAACGGGCCCGACAACCATAGCTGGTAATATGGGTAGCGTTGAATGTTGAGTGTTGAATGTTGAATGTTAAATAATGAATTATGAAGTTAGATACTTTCATCAATCGTTTGGATAATGGATGGCGTGGTCTCGTGGGCAAGCCTCAGGTACTGCATACTAAGTTTGGCGACCTCTTACTCGCTGGTAAGAACACAGGACAAGCCAAGAGCCTGTTGGCTCAGCTACAGCGCACCACCGAGGCTCTCACCAAGAGCGACATCAAGAAGTGGCGCAGGGCTTGGCAGTATGCCATCAGCGTAGAGAGCCCGAACAGGCAGATGCTCTACGACATCTA